ATCTGTAAATTTTGATAACTTTACCGGTACTTTTGCGCATGGCACGCAAGCGCAACCGCACATTCCTAACCCTTCGGGTGGCATTCAGAATGAAAGGGCAGTTAATGTTGAGGTAACAAATGGATCTCCTGTTACACGATCAATTACCAACTCAGATATTGATCGCGTGCGTGTCACGATTACAGTTCCATCGCTTCAGGCGGTTGAAGACGATGGCGACATTGTTGGCAACTCAGTCAGCATAAAAATTCAGCTGCAGTATGACGGCGGTGGATACAACGATGTTCTTAGTGACACGATTAGCGGCAAAAGCAGCAGCCGCTATCAGCGTGATTATCTAGTCAACTTGACAGGCAACTTCCCTGTTGATTTGCGTGTTGTTCGCGTAAGTGCAGATGAAACCACCTCAAAACGCGCCAGCTCAACATTTTTTAGCACTTATACAGAGATTCAAGATGAAAAGCTGGCCTATCCAAACACTGCATTAGCTGGCCTGCGTTTTAGCTCAAAGCAGTTCCAAAACATCCCACGCCGCAAATATCTGATTCGTGGCACAAAGGTCAGGATCCCTGGCAACGGCACTGTTGACACCACAACACACCTGGGCCGCATTACTTACTCAGGGTTATTTGATGGCACGCTTTCTGCGGCAACTTGGACAAATGATCCCGCTTGGTGCTTGTTTGATTTGCTGACGGACACCCGCTATGGGTGCGGCGTTCCAGAAGCATCATTGGACCTGTTCGACTTCTATGAAATCAGCAGATACTGCAACGAGCTTGTTGATGATGGCAAAGGCGGGCAAGAGCCACGTTTCAGCCTCAACCTGCTGCTCAACACACGGGACGAGGTCTACAACGTTATTCAGCAGCTAACCAGTATTTTCAGGGGCATCAGCTATTACGGCGCTGGCTCACTTGTTCTGCGTCAAGACAAGCCCGCTGATTCGCAATATCTGCTCGGCCCTAGCAATGTTGTTGATGGTTTGTTCACCTACAGCGGCACAGCTGAAAAGGCTCGGCACACCTGCGCCACAGTGGCTTGGCAAAGTTATGACACGCTTGGTGAGGTTGAATATGAATACGTTGAGGATCACGAGGCCGTTGCTAAATACGGCATCGTTAATAAGGACGTAAAAGCAATCGGCTGCTACAGCCAGGGACAAGCGCACAGGCTGGGCAAATGGCTGCTGACCAGCGAAAGGCTGCTGTCTGAAACGGTCAGCTTTGCTGTTTCCATTGATGCTGGCATTGCTGTCACTCCAGGCATCGTCATTGACATTGCTGATCCCTTGCGTGCTGGCACACGTCGCAGCGGCAGGGTCAGCTCTGCAACAACAACCGTCGTCACCATTGACAGTGATACTGATCTGTCTGTAAACCTGTCAAACAGTCCGACGCTATCAGTCCTGTTGCCAACAGGCTTGGTTGAAACAAAAACGATTGACAGCATTTCTGGCGCTGCAATCACTGTCAGCGAGGCGTTTAGCCAAGCACCACAGGCGCAAGCGATTTACCTAATCCAAACCAGCGATATTCAATCGCAGCAATATCGCGTGGTGTCTGTTGCCGAGGGCGGCGATGGCACTGTCGGCGTCACTGCTGTTGCTTACAACGAATCAATCTATGCAGCTGTTGAACAAGACATTGAGCTAACAACGCGAGACATCAGCAACCTAAGCACGACTCCAAATGCACCGGAAGGCTTATCTGGCACTGAGTTTTTATATCAAGAGGGCCAAACTGTTCACACAGGCTTTGATCTGAGTTGGCAGCACGACAGGGTCAATGTCAATGAGTTCCGCGTCAAATACAAGCTCGACAACAACAACTTTGTTGAGCTAGATACTTCAAATCCGTCTGTAACTCTGCGGAATCTGAAGGCTGGCACGCTCACAGTTCAGATTCGCGCCAAAAACTACCTCGGCAAACAAAGCTCAACAGCATCAGCAACGTTTGAACTTGTAGGCAAAACGGCAGTGCCTGGCGATGTGCAGAGCCTGTCCATTGAACCGATCAGCGCCAACAGTGCTCGCCTGCGTTGGGATCAGACCGTTGATCTTGACGTGAAAGTGAACGGCCTTGTTCACGTTAAGCACAGCAACCTGACTGATGGATCGGCAACTTGGCCTAACTCTGTTGATCTGATTGCTGCTGTTGCGGGTAACTCAACTGAGGCCATCGTGCCTTTAGTTGAAGGTGAGATTTTAGTCAAGTTTGAAGATGACTTAGGAAATAAAAGCACAAACGCTACCAGCGTGTTGGTGGACTTCCCAGACGCACTAGGTGAGTTAACGGTTCAAACTCGCAGAGAGGACCAAGACACACCGCCTTTTCAGGGCACCAAAACCGACTGCTTCTACAGCGACGACCTTGATGCGCTGGTGATTGACGGTGACGACAACATTGATGATGAGGCAGACGTTGATGCCATCACGTCTTTTGATTTCTTGGGTGACGTTCTTAGCTCTGCCGAGTATCAGTTCAACAGCACTCTTGACTTAGGTGCTGTTTTCTCGCTTGATCTCAAGCGGCGGTTTGTTACAAGGGCTTTCTTTCCAAACGACACTGTTGATGCCCGCACAGCAAATGTTGACGATTGGAGCGATTTTGACGGCACAGAAGCTGATGCAGTGAATGCCAAGTTGTATATGCGGAGGACGCAAACTGACCCCTCAGGGTCTCCTACTTATTCAGCATGGAAGGAGTTTGTGGCTGGAACATTCAGGGGGCGTGGGTTCCAATTCAAAGCAGAACTGGATAGCAGTGACATTGCTCAAAACATTTTGATCGATCAGTTGGGGTATGAGGCGTCGTTCCAGCGCAGGGAAGAGACTGGGCAGCCCACAGCATCGGGCACAAGCACTAAGTCGGTGACGTTTGCCAATGCCTTCTTTGTTGGCACTTCGGTGCTAGGTGGCTCCAATAACTTCCTGCCTAGCATCGGCATCACGGTGCAGAACCTAGGAAATGGTGAGCGGGTCAACGTCAGCAACGTGACGGGCACTGGCTTTGATCTTGACGTGCTGGATTCGGGTGGCAGCAACGTGAACCGCAACTTCACTTACACGGCTGTGGGCTTTGGCAGGGCCGTTTAATATGCAGGGAATGTTGTCCGCAGCGGGCTAGGTCATGGCAACCCACGATTATGTGATCGCGAATGGCACAGGTGCGGCTGTCCGCTCTGATTTGAACGATGCTCTGGCGGCAATCGTCAGCAACAACAGCGGCAGCTCTGAGCCTGGGACGACCTACGCATACCAATGGTGGGCTGACACTAACGCCAACGTCCTGAAGATCAGGAACAGCGCCAACAATGCATGGATCACGCTGCGTGAGCTTGACGGCACGATGCTGATTGAGGACGGCAGTGCCTCAACGCCTGGTCTTGCGTTTGCTGATGACGTAAATACTGGCATCTTTAGCCCTGCTGCTGATCAGATTGGCTTTGCGACTGGCGGCGCAGAACGCCTTGAGATTGGCAGCTCTGAGGTTGTATTTAATGACCCCAGCAATGATGTTGACTTCCGCGTGGAGTCAAACGGCCAAACTCACATGCTGTTTGTCGATGGTGGTAATGATCGCGTTGGCATAGGCACATCGTCGCCAAGCCGACCTTTATCAGTGTCATCTGGTCAAATTAGCGCAAGGTTTACCTCTACTTCCGCAGATTCACAAATAGAAGTTGTCGATACTAGCGGAACTGTTGTTTTTGGCAGTTCGTCTGGCAATGCAATCGTGCAAACTGGCGGCAGCGAGCGAGCACGCATCGATTCAAGTGGCAGGCTGCTGATTGGAACGTCAACCAGTAAATCTGCTGGTTCAGGGCAGTATTCGCCTTTGAATGTTCAAGGTTACATAGGAGACGCAACGGGCGGAGGTGAGCTTTGTCTTAGCCGTGGAGAAGCTGCAACCAGTATCGCAGCTGATGAACAGCTTGGTGCAGTTTTGTTTACCGATAGTGCTGGTCAAGCCTTCGGTTCTATTACCTGTAAAGCAGATGCAGCTGCTGGTTCTGGTGATTATCCGGGAAGGATTGAATTTTCGACCACGGCCGATGGCGCTAGCTCAAGAACGGAAAGGCTCAGAATCGACGCTTCGGGGCAAGTTATTCTTGGTCATGGCATATCAAGTGGTAACTCCAGCACTTTAAGGATTACAGGCGGTACAAACGGTGCGTCCTATCTTGAAATGGGAGACGCTGATGATACCGATATTGGACAAATTGCTTACTACCAGAGCAGCAATGCAATGGGATTTAGAGTTAATGCCAGTGAAGCGATGCGTATCGACAGCTCTGCAAATCTTGGCGTCGGGATTTCATCCCCTGCGAGCAGAGTTCACGTTAAAGGCGGTTCATTAACTGTTGAGCACGGATCGCCAAGCACAGGAACGGGCCAATTAAACATTAACTCTGAAGCCAATTCTCAAGCTACTTTTAGTTATGACGACGAGGGGACTATCGTCGTTGGTACAGCAACCACCCCAGCGACACAAGCTGGATTCAGTGAAAAGCTACGAATCACAAGCGGTGGCACGCTTCTTATCGGACAAACCAATGAATCTTTTGGCACTATAGGACATGTCTTGAAAGGAACTGGTCAATCTTTCCATGTTGTTTCTGATGATACTGCTCTTTTTATTAATAGAAAAAACAGTGATGGAGAACTTGTCCGTTTTGCACAAGACGATGGCACTGAAGGAAGCATCACAGTCAGTGGTTCTACTGTTTCTTACAACGGCGGTCACCTCACTCGTTGGTCACAACTTGCAGCTGGAGCCGCGCGCACTGAAATCTTGCGTGGCTCTGTGCTGAGCAACCTTGATGAAATGTGCGAGTGGGCTCATGCTGCTCAAGACGCAGTGCTGTACACCGAGGAGGATGAGCTACCTGAAGGCGTCAGTGTTGGTGATGTAAAAACACCTGCTGTTGACGCTTACACAGAAGACAACGAACAGCTGAACCGTATGAAGGTCAGCGATGTCGAAGGTGATGTCAATGTGGCTGGCGTCTTCCAAGCCTGGGACGATGACGACGACACCTACACCAACGATTTCTACTGCGCGATGACGGGTGACTTTGTTATTCGCATTGCCCAGGGTACAACCGTTGCACGCGGTGATCTGCTGATGTCAGCAGGTGATGGAACGGCAAAACCGCAGGATGATGACATCGTTCGTTCTAAGACGATTGCCAAGGTAACTAGCACCACGGTTTCTACTACTTACTCAGACGGCAGCTATTGCATACCTTGTGTGCTGATGGCTTGCTGATCGGCCTAAACTTTCTCTGACTTCACATCATCATGGCTAACACCTACGTCTGGAAAATCGCTGATCTTAACCGTGACCTCAGTGACGGTTTTGCTCACACGGCTCACTACACCGTGACTGCTATCAGCGATCAGGTTGACTCTGGAGGCAACGCCTATAACTCTGGCGCTTATGGCAGCATCGGCCTTGATCGTCCTAACACCTTGGCCGACTTTGAAGATCTGACTGAGGCTGACATCGTGGCTGCTGTTCAGGCCAAGCTTGGTGGCGATGAAAAGGTCACTGAGATTCAGGATCAGCTTGCTGCACGCATCACTGAGCAGATCAATCCGACCCAGGCGTCTGGCAAACCTTCTAACTGGTGATTTAATGCAACGCCCTGACCCGATGATCGCCGCTAAGCCTGGTGCGGAGGACGTACAGGCTATGGCGGCTAGAACGCTGTGGCTGGAAGAGCTGTTCTTCCTTGATGGCCGTGACATGATCAGCCATCCGCAGCACGGTCTGTTCACTGGACTGGCGAACAAGTACCGCAACCTGGAGTCAACTGACGGCTACTAATGGCGAAGTCCCTAAACGGTCAAACATTTGTTGTCGGTAAACCAAAACGGACCACACAAGGAAATGGTCAACACTCACGCCCTAAAAAGGGCAAAAAGAGATACCGTGGCCAGGGAAAACGCTAATTCAACAAATGATCAAGCGTCTTGTTTTTGGTGTAGCCGTTGGCGCACTTGCCTTGGCTCCCCTCTCTGCCCGCGCAGATGAGGGCTTCTACGTGAACCCGGAAATCAACATCGGCGTTGGAACTGAGACCGGCGTGGGTGGCGCTGTCACCGACCTGCACGTTGGTTATGAGTTCTCGAACGGTGCTTATGCACAGATCGGCCCTAGCCTTGTGACGCCTGACACCGGCGATTCTGAGATTGAATTCTCAGGCAAAGCTGGCATCAGCGGTGGCCCTCTTTACGGTGAGCTTTCATTCGCCACTGGCGACACCGAAACCACCGGCAACGTCAAGATTGGCGCTCGTTTCTGATCGCTGCTAGAACCTAACTGTCTCCTCACACAGACAGCAGGGAGCCCCCGTACTTGTGCAGAGCGCGGGGGCTTTTTGTTACCTAAATGGCTATGCAAAAGGTCTACAACTTGCTGGGTGTTCTAGGCTTCGTGATGTCTGGGACGATGGCGATTGGCGGCGTGCTGTTTTACAGCCGCGTTCCATCGATGGTCAAGAACTACGCCAGCGAGCTGAAGCTAGAGCTGACGCAAACGATCCTTGACCAAGTGCCTGTCCCAGAGATTCCTGAGCTACCTAAAGCGACAGGGCCTGCAATCCCTTTCAAGTAATCATCTTGGTGTTAGCGGTTGGGTCGTCTTCATGAGCTTCAGGCCCGAAGCCTTCCGCCTTGATTTTCGCCATGTCCAGTTTTGGCGCGGGTGCCTCTTGTTTCTGCTCAAACGAAGCTAGCCATTCGCGCAAAGCGTCCCCAGTGGGAGTCCCTTTAGGCCACTTGACCCACTTCAGAATTGCCTTTGTATCTGTAAACGGCCTGGCGCTGTTTCCAGACATTACGGTGTAAACAATGGGCGGCCCCTCTCTCCTGCGGTTCCTCTCAATCCACAGTTGACCCGCTACGAATCGATCGCCTGATTTCATGCCGGACATTCCTGATATTGAGATCCCCACGATTGAGATACGGCCCATTCCTGAGCCGCATGTTTTCCCACCGCCGGTCACACAGAACCTAGCGCCGCGTCCGATATATCAAAAGCCTGGATGTGCCAGGGTTCACAGAGACGCATATCTGAACCCGTCGTTGCTGCGGGATGATCCGAATGGTGTCGGCATCACCTGCCCTGAAGGCGAGATGCCCAGTTACGTTCCGCTGGATTGGAACCCACGCAAGCTGCAGATCATTGAGCCGACACCAGTGCAGAACGATGAGCAAGAACAGCCACCAGCGGGACAAAAGACGGACCCAAAGCCGCCACCTCCAAAGGACAAGCCAGAGCCGGAGGTGAAGTGTCCGCCAGCAGATGCGGCAGAGGTTGGCACGCTGTCACCTAATGGCCGCAAGATCTTGGAGTCTTACGAGCTGGTCGATGGTGTCTGCAAAGAGGTTTACCGCAACGTTCCTGTGACGGAGCAGCTGATCAAGGCGGTTCCGTCGCCTTATGAAGCGGCGCAGACCGCAGGCATAGCTGTTGTTGCAACCACCGCTGCATTGAGCACGCCGTTCTTAGTGCGAATCATCAAGCCCGTGGTGAAAAAGCTGTTGACCAAGGCGAAGGAGATTGTGACCCGTAAGAAGGAAGCGCGGCCCTCTACTTTCCTGAGGAGGCAGGCGCAGCGGAAGGCGCGGAAATAGCGTGGGTGTGGGGCACCATTTTTACGGGTGGAACGGTGACAATCAAGTCGCTGCAGACAACGGACATTTGACCTGTGAACTGCACACCAGCTTTTGCCAGTTCCCCGCACTTAGCAGCCCGAAAAAGCTCGTGCTCAAGGCGTTTGGTGGCTAGTAACTGCTCTTGCAGCTTGATGTTTGTGTTGACGGCTCGTTTGCATTGATCGGCCAAGCCACGGTCTAGCGGCACAGAGAATGTGGCCGTAATGCCGTAGTTCAGCGATCGACGGTCCTTCTCAAACCGTGGCAACTCTGAGTAGTACAACACCTTGCCTGGGGCATCTGGCTCGCCATTGTCATCGGCATCTGCTGTTGAATAAACAGGCGTCCGCGTTGTTGACTCAAACGGCAGGTCAAAGTTTCTGCTGCCGGTCACAAAAGGCGACACGGTGAGCGTTGGCCCAGGGCACTGGATCCCCTGCGACATCCGGTAAATCGGATGCGGCCCCGTCATCATCTGATACGCATTATTGACCACTGAGCCAGTAGACGTACTGGATGGATTTGCGACTGTTGTGTTGGCGTAAGCAGGGCTGCCGAGCGCCGCGATTACTGCGAGAACACCGACGTACTCTCGCTTACGGTCTCTGTGGTGATACTTCTCTCCACGCGAGTCACTGCATCGAGACCCGGTGCCATGAATGACTCTGTGATGCTCCAACTTGCGCCAGGGTTGACGACCTGCCATTGGGGTTTGGTTTCAAGGTTTGGGCTAGTCCAAGAAAAGTTGACTCCGCCAACGGTTTGATTGTTCGTGACGGTTGCTTCTGGAGAGATGGGCACATCACCCACAGTTTCGACGTTATGACCTGCCGCTGAGTAAGAATATCCGGTCCTGTAGTTATAACTGGTGATTGATTCTTGAATGACTGTTGTTGACTCAGTGCGTGAATTAAGTTGTCCCTGAGTGAACTGCGGAACGATTGGTGCCGCCATCGCCGAACTAGGCAGCAGCAAAAGCAGCAGCCAGGCCCTAGTCAATTTCAATCTCCATTTTGTTGCTGAGGATCGCACTTGTGCCTGCTCCGCCTGCCGTCACAGTCATGATTCCGCTCGAAAGAGCTGTTGCAGCCAGATTGGACTTGACACCCCCAGAGCCAGTCACGACTTCGCCGTAGGTCGGCAAGTCGTCAACATTGCCGGTGGTTGTAGTCACCTCAGTGGCTGAGCTGATCGTGTCACCTATCAATGCCGACTCAGTGAAGGAGAAAGCCGAACCGGCGGTCGTGACTGCGTAGTCAGTGTCGATCATGGCTGGCACGCCACTGGTGAGGCTGCCAAGGTTCAGGCCGCCGATAGCCCCAGAAGTCGTCGAGCCGCCACTGGTGACGCTCGGCGTGACGTTTGTGCCTGATGCGCTGTAGGTGCTGCCGATGCGTTTGGCTGAGCTGTAAGCCTGATCGATGCTGATCTGAGCTGATTGGGTCAGCCGGTGAGTGATGTCAGCATGGGCGGGGGCAGCCAGCAAAGTGATGCCCAATACCAAAAGTGTGCGGGTCATTTGATGCCAGCTTTGGAATCTTTATCGACGATAACGCTTTCGTCCTTTTTCTTCTTTCCTAATCTGTTCATCGTTAGCCCGTAGCTCGCCGCCGTTGAACTCAACAACGATGCGCTGAAAGTCACATCGATGGATCCTTTGAAGTAGCCCAGGTAGTTGGCCGTGATGATGGCCATGGCCCAAAGCATGATGGTGATCCTTACAAAATCACCCAAGCGACCACTGGACTGCTCTTCCTGTTCTTGGCTTTGCGCTTCCTTGGTTTCTGCCATGATTGAGCAAGCGTTAAGGGCGGGTCATGGTTGAAGTCTGGGCCGCCGTTGCCGGGGCTAGCGTCACCGTAGCCGGGCTGGGCGTTTCAGGTCTCAACCGTCAAACGCGGCAGGGCCAAGACTCGCTGATCCGTCTGACGACTGCTGTTGATAACTTGTCCAGCAGGCTGGACGTACTTCACGGCGATATACGAAGCAAAGATATTGAGGTATTCGCGAGATTGAACGAGCTGGAGCGTTCAGTGGCGCGACTGGAAGGCCATTCAGATAGGCACTAACGTATTAGTGCAGTTCAAGGCAAACTCATGCTGCTTTTGATCCGCCCAATCTTGTTTCGGTTCTTGCAATCGGAAGGGGTCAAAAAGTTGGTGGTCGATCTTCTGACCGCCTACGCAGAATCGACCGAATCACAAATCGACGACCAAGTTGTGTCCTTCGTCGTCAAGTCCATGTACCCGGAGAAGAGAGTTGAAAAATGAAAATGTCCGTCTTTTCCTTGACGGGTTGGTTCGTTGCAGGCGGCGCGGTCACGCTGCTGCTGTGCAGTTCAATGCTGGTTTTCATCGCCGGATATACAGCTGGCGAGAGCGCCTGTGA